TCATTAATCAACCTAAATTCTTCACCTCTGAGTTTAAATCTTGTACCAGAATAGGATCTGAATATAACAAAATCACCCTCTTTACAGTATGGTCCATCTGGAAACTTGTCTGCATCATTGTATGCAGCTTTTCCCAAAGCTATAACCAATCCTATAATAGAGGCTGTTTGCTCCATTCCTTTTAACTTGTCTGGAATAATAACACCACCGCTAGTTTTTTCTTCTAACTTTGGTATTGCTATTAATAGTTTGTAACCCTGTGGTTCAGGTAGTTTACGAGTAGTTTCTTCGTCTAGTTCTATTTTTTCTGCAGAGTACATCTCTGGTCCTTTTTGCAGTGATTTAGGTTCACAGTCACCTTGCAGACTCTATCGTCTGAAATATCGTTACTTTAAATATACACAGGTGTTGACTATTTGAAAACCCCTAATCTTCAATAAATCTCTTTTCAGCTTCCTGTAGTAATTCTATTGAAATTGACATTCCTTCTATTTTACCTACAAGTCTTTGATATTCCTCAAAGTTTTTTGGTCTACCAGATGTAAGATAATTAGATACAATATTCATTTCTTCTTGAACTTTTTTAATTATGTGCGTGTATATAGTTTCATTTTTACTCATTTGCTAAATCTTTTGCTATATCTACAGCAAGCTTCGTACCTTCTGCGACAGCTTCATTTTTAATCTTTTGAGATTGAATTTGAGCGTCTGAAGAATTTTTTGTAAGGGCAACACCAAGTCTCGCACCTTCTCTTTTGTTTTCAGACTCCAGTCTTTCGGTTTGATTTTTATCATTCATCATCGCTTTCTGAGCTTCCAATTCTAATTTAGCCATGTCCATTTGTTTCTTATGTTCAAGCTCTTGTTCTTTTATGGCAAGCTCTCTTTGTTGAATTTGAGTTAATGGGTCTTCTTGTTGTCTTTGTGCCTGTGCTTGTTGAGCTTCAGCTGTATTGGATTTCAATAACTTTTCTGCTGCTTCTGCAGTTATTCTTGACAACTCTTCTTCCGCATCTTCTGGTAATGGTTTTTCTTGATTAGGCATAGAGACACCAAGATTTTTCTCTATCTCTTTTCTATATTGAAATGCCACATGTTCTGTTATGTGTGCTGATAAAGCTGCTTGTATTGCACCTGCAAATGGTGATTGCCCTACAATTTCTTTTATCTTTGGATCATTGGCTGCTGCCATATGAACTCTTATATGTGCTTCATGATCTTGATACTTGAATGCTTTTACTGGCTCTTGTTTTAACATTGCCATGTTTTCTGTAACTGGGTCTGCAGGCTTAATATCATCTTGTAATTTTATAATAGAACTTGCATCTTGTATTCCAAGAACCTCAAGCATTTGTCTGTGAAGCTTACCCATGTCGTAAAGTTGTGGCGCTTGTTGTGCAAGCTGCAGTGCTGCTTGATACTGCATAACTCTTTGTGACATTGTTGCTGCGTTAGGATCAGATACTGGTATTACATCTATACGACCGTCAAAGTCTTTTGTTCTGGAAAAGTCTCCTTCCATCTCATAAGCATATGTATCATCCATGTAATCCTTGATAACATTAGCAAGTAATCTTAACTCATTCTTTAATGCTGCATGAAGTCTAGCTTGTACACCAGACATAACTTTCATTGATCTTTCCATTAAAGCAAGAGTTGTCCCAACAGGTGCTTGGGCGTTGATGTCCCCAACCTGTATATCGGCTACTGATCCTATTCTTCTTCCTTCGTCAACGATATTTCCAAGTAATTGGTACAATACTGATGACGGCTCTTTGTAAGGAATGAAAGTAATAGCATCACGGATTGCACCACCCGGGACATCAACGTCACGGAATTCACCCGGCATGAGAGGCGAATCATCCCCTTTGATACGAAGACCCCTAGCTTTAAGACCAGCAGGCAGATTCGACAACGTACCGGCATCGATGAGTTGTCTGAGAATTGAGGTTGCACTTTTTGCAAGTCCTCCGATGAGGTGTATAAGTCCTGTACCGTAAAAGCCCAACCCGGGGAGGTACCTGTAGTGGACAAAGTACTGTCTCTTTCTTTTCTTTTTATCATCTTCGTAGTAGTTCCTTCTTATGGATAATATCTCTTTTGACGATTTATCTATTGTGATTACATAAGGCTTGGCTATACCGTCTTCTTCCTCAAACGGTTCTGGCATTTCCATTTCCACATGCATCTCAAGAAGAGTATGCCTGTCATCATCCTCAATAGTTGCAGATTCACCCTCTAATTCGTCATATTTTTCCTGTATATCTGAGAAATCTGGCTGTGGCTCTGGTAACTCTATGTCACGATAAAAGCCATTATTCATCAACTTTGCGATATCGTTGTATGATTTTTTCATTACATGTGTGTATCTTTCACATGTCATAAGATCAGATGCGCCATATGAAACAACAAAGTCCTCTGCAGGTACAAACATTGCACAAGGTCTTTCCATGATTGGGTCATAATAAACTTTCTTAAAAGCTGAACCAGCTAATGGAAGCTTAAATAACATCTGTTCTGTTTCGTCACGGTATTCTGTCATCTCTTCAGTAAGAAGATAATTCATTTCATTTTCAACTCTAAGAGCCTGCTCTGTTTTTTCTACAGACATCTTACCAAGTATCTTAGTTCTTACTGGACCAGAAGCAGGATATATCTCTCCCATAGCCTGTGCTTGAAATCTAACTATTGATTCTGTGAGTATTGGGTGAAACACCCCTGATGAACCAGCCCAAGGCTGCTGTCTTTCTTCTATCTTCAGTCCAAGTAAATCTAAACCCTTAACGTAACTCTTTGCCCATTCACTTCTTGATTGTTGGTCTGTTTGAAAATTACCAAGTAACTCACTAGCCATAGACTGCAAATCACCTTCATCTATTTCTTCTGCAAGGTTTCTGTCAAAGTCACCTCCTGTAATTTCATCCACCTGCTCTCCAGTAAAATCTATTATCATTCCTCCATCTTCTGTTTCCACTGAAACAGCATCAGGGTTTTTGGCTGTAACCTCTTCAGGATTTACTATTTCTACATTTATATCTTCATCAATAACATCATCGTCAGCAGTAAATGGAATCATAGGTTTTTCAATAGCCATTCTAATTTCCTCTAGTAATATTCAACTGGTCTTCTGTATTTGGGTTCGTCATCCCAGTCATCCATAGTTGTTCTTATCCAACCACCTTGCCTGAATCTTAACAGCGCTTGTGTAGTTGAGTCAACCAAGTCATCATGGTCTCCAGCTGGAAACGCTGCACATTCTTCAATAACTTCTTCCGCCCATCTTGTAGGTGGATACCAAACTACGCCACTTGCAAACAGATCAGTAACACCGTTTACCCTAGCTATCTTATCCTGTCCACGGCTTGGTGTAAACTCTGTAACTGGTATTCCCATAGCACGAAGCTCAAAAATCAAGGGTGAGCCTGCTGCTTTTGCCTCAACAATCATCTGATCTGGCTCAAATTCCCAGTATTTATCATAGGCTGCACGTTTTAATTCAGGAAACTCAAGCTTTTCTTTGTAAGAATCTATCAATATCAGGTTAGGTATCTCATTTCCGTCATCATCAGGGTGGTGAAAGATGCCCCAAGTTGTGCAAGCGCTATAATCCGCTCTTTGCGTTTTTAAGAAGGCTGTGTCCCATGATTGGATTATGGAGTCACATGGGGGTAAATCTTTTCCTTCCCACTCCTGCCACCATTCACGCTTGATTAAAGCACCTTCTTCCGATGTAGGGTCCTGTTGGTACTGTGCATTCCACTTTGATACAGGTAATTCAGCTTTTAGGGCGTCTAATTCTGTACCGCTCCAAAATTCAGGCCATAATGGCTTGCCTGAAGGCATAATTGCAGGTAATTGTATGACTTCCCACTCATTTGAGCCTTCTCTTTCGGTAGATTTTGTAATTATTTGCCCTGTTAGGTCTCTTTTTGACCATCTTGTCATCACAAGTATGATTGCACCACCCGGTTGCAGTCTCTGACGAGGTCCAGAAGTGTACCATTCGTAAACTTTGTTATAAACTTCAGGATTATACTCACCCATTGTGGCTTCTTGCTCTGAATGTGGGTCATCAATGATAAGAATATCAGCGCCTTTACCTGTAACAGCACCTCCAACACCTATCGCGAAGTAATCACCACGCTTATTTGTGTTCCATCTACCTGCGGCTTTACTGTCTGTAGATAATTCTATGCCGGGAAATACATTCTGGAAGTCTTCGTTCTGTATTAGGTTACGAACCTTACGACCAAATCCCACTGACAGCTCTGCAGTGTGTGCTGTCTGGATAACTTTCTTCTCTGGATACATTCCCAAGAACCATGCAGGAAATAAATAACTGGCAAACTCTGACTTGGTGTGACGGGGTGGCATATTAATTATCAATCTTTTTAATTCACCCCGGGCTACCCTCTCAAATGCCTCTGCCATAATCTCATGGTGCCTCCCATGAATAAATGAAGGCCACATCAAATTAACAAAAGGCAGAAACTCTTTTCGTGCCTGTTCCTTTTCCTGAATTTCGCTAAGCTCGTCAACTAAAGCTAAAATCTCTTTTTGTTTCTCTGGGGAAAACTGATCTAACTTCTTAGATGCCGATTTCAATATTTTAGATAGATCATTCATTTTCGTTTATGTGTTCACTTGGCCTGCTCTCCACTATCTCTCTTGCCAAGTCTATCATCCAAAGGCAAGACACTGTATTAACAGCAGAAACAACGTGCAAAGACCTGTCACCATTCTCATCAGTTACCCATCCAATAACAACAGGCTCTTCCAGCTCAGGGTAATCTCCCTCAACCTCTTCTGAGAAAATATTTTGTTTTCTAAAGTCGTCTAGATTTATAACGTTGTCTGTCAATCGAAAAATCCCAACTAGTTATATAATACTAGTTATAACTAGTAATGTTATACTAGTATAAATAAACATATATACTAGTATAAACTAGTAGGGAACCCCCTAAATCAATTTTTTTTACTTTTTTTTATTGGTTTTTACATATATGGGCATGTGGGGGCATTAGATTCTAGAAAAATATTAGGGGTGACCCCCTCTTGACAGAATTTTTAATTTTAGTGTGCAACATAAACTACGTGGCGTGGCGAGGGGGCGACCACATAACGGGGGGTAGGGCTAGGGTGGGGTAGCTAGAAGTCGAAATTAACTTTTAGGGGAGGCGAAATTATACAAACTTCTAGACTAATCGCCTAGCAACTTTTGTAACTTATCTTTTAAATCTTCAGCAACTTCTTCAGAACTTCTGTCAGCTTGTTTAGTCTCTACTTCTAACTTGTTCCCAAACATTGCAACTGTCTGTCCTAGTAAATGAAGTGCCTTTAATCTATTACTTGCCTGATCGCCTTGTTCCACTTCTTCAGTAAGCTTTTTTAATACATACTCTTCTCGTCTGACCGCTCTCGTGCGATGATCTTCCTCCAATCGATACTGTATAGCCTTTATTCTTGATTGTACCTTGA